ATGAGTAAGCAGCACTTTGATTTCATTGCAGAAAAGGTCGGCCCATTAGTGGGCTGGCCAAGCGATCTGCATGAGATAGCAGATCAGCTTCAAGAGACGAACCCAAAGTTCAATCGCGAGAAGTTCATCACTCGAGCAACCAAAGCATGGGAGATTGCAAATGCAGACCGATTCGAAATCAAACCAATCGATGACGAAATACCCTACTAGACACGTTTGCCCTGACTGTAATGGTCAGGGCGAAGTCGAGATTGGATACTACAAACACGCATCGTTCAACAGAGATGTCGGTGAAGAGTATGCGGCATGGCATAGGTGTGACCTATGCAATGGCGTAGGTCTGGTTGAAGAAGAGCCAGATGATCTTGACTAAGGGCTGAGTTGCTGCGAGTTTGCAGCGCATGAAATCATATCTCACATTACTCACAGAGAAGGCCGATGAATACGGCCTCTCACTTCTCACTGCCTTCAAGGAGGCAGACATTCCAACATCAACATACTACAGGACCATAAATCAAACGACAGAACTTCGTCACGAAACATCAGCTAAGGTGATGAAAGCAATTGAAAAACTTCACGCACTTCAACAAGCCCGTGCTTATTCCGAGGAACTACGAAGATCTGGTGCAAAGGTTAATAACCGCACGATCAGAGCGCGGTTTAAGCCAAGAAGTACTGGCTGATATCATTGGATGCACAGTGTCATTGATTCACAAGTGGGAAACCAACAAACGAATCCCTTCTGGATTCATGCTAATGTGTTGGCTTGATGCGCTCGACTACGAAATTGAAGTTAAGAAACGCTTGGATACAGTGTGAACACTGCAGCCAACGTGTCGAACATTTTGTAGCCGTCTTAGTATCCGACAGCGCTCACACTTTCATCTGCATCCCATGTTATAAGGCTCCAGAATGCCGAACAAAAATAAATCAAAAGGTACTTACCATGAAAAGTGGGTACTCAAATGGCTCGCAAAGCTTGGCATCCAAGCAAAGCGACAGCCACTCTCGGGCGCTCTCGGCGGTGAATACAGGGGCGATATCGTCCTCAGACTCTTGGGACACAGACTGGTAGCGGAGGTTAAGTATCGAGACCTGTCTGGATTCCCAAGTCCCTTCTCTGTCTTAGATGAGAGGGACATTGCGTTCTATAAAAGACGGAGCGGAACTCCGCAGTTGGTTGTCATTATGTCTGGTGAAATCTTTCAACGACTTATGGAGAAATCTGATGGAAGCATCACAGAGGATACAAATACTGATTCACTTGAAGAGTGGGATTACACTGACCCCTATTGATGCACTAAAACTGTTTGGATGTTTCAGATTATCGGCTCGCATTTATGAACTCAAAGATCAGGGCTGGCCGATCCATTGTGAAATTAAAGAACTGGAGAATGGTAAACGTGTTGGCCACTACAGTTTGGTGCAAGATAAATTGTGGTGGCCTGTTCATCGCACTGAACACAAACAAACTGAACCGACACAGATAGGAGTAGCAGCATGAAGCTTTGGAGTATGAGCCGAGACATGATTCTCGACAAAGCAAAACAATATGTTTCAACAGATCGCGCCAAAACACACGGCGATGCTGAGCGTAACTTTGATCAGATCGCAGAACTCTGGTCGGCCCGTCTTGGATTTATAATTTCATCACATCAAGTTGCAATTATGATGATTGATCTCAAGACAGTAAGGGCATGGAATAATCCAAGTCACGCTGACAATTGGATTGATATCGCTGGCTATGCTGCCTGCGGAGGAGAGATGACAATTGAAGCAGAGATTGATCCCCTATGATCTTCTCGCTGACATTGCTTTAACCTACATCCCAAACCCAATAGCTAAGATCGTCCTACTGGAGATCGCACGTTACAGTAACTCAAGCGGTGAATGTTTTCCATCTAGAGAAACACTCTCTGATGGTAGCGGTATTGCTGTGCGTACAGTGGTAAGGGCGATACAATGGCTGGAGAAAGAAGGATTGATTCGGGTCAGGCATCGTCACGGAACGTCCAATTTCTACATCATCACTAGTATGGAGGAAGAGATGACTGAAGATACCCGTGCCAATTTGGCACACGAAGGTGTTATATACTTAGATACTAATAGTAATAGAAAGAATAAATCTTATCGTGCCAATTTGGCACGACCTATGGATACTCCAATGTTCCTTGCCTTCTGGCAAGCATACCCTCGCCGCATCGGTAAGGGTGCAGCACGCACTGCATTTGCCAGATCTCTTAGCTTTGCTGACGGAAATTCAATTGTTCAAGCAGCAATCGCTTACGCAGCACACTGCACTGAGATGAAGATTGAGCAGAAATTCATCCCACATCCCACAACATGGTTGAACACTGAGCGGTGGGAAGATGATCTTGCAACAGAAGAAGCCAAGCCAACATCGGGATGGGGAAATGTTGAACTATGACGAGCGTATTGCTTATATCAAAGCTTGGTTTCAATCTGACATAACAATCAGATTCAATATGCCACGCGAAGTTGATCCGCGAGTAGCAGCAATGGATATCATTGATGCAATCAACAGCAATCTTCCATCTCAACTTACAACGGAGCGGATCGGAACCCTCTTGGCATCCATCACCAAAGAGGTTTCACGATCCGCCAAAAGCCGAACACTCCCGATAGCAAAGGAGTTTGTCGATGCAGTCAAAGCATTGACGCAGGCTGGGCAAATATCAACGCACAGCACACCTAACGATAGCTGGCGCACTGACCCACTGACCACCGCAGTCAAGCGCGTCAAGGCTGGGGAATCCGTATGCGAATCTTGGTTGAAAGGAGAGAAGCGCAAAAGACTTTTGAGTCATGTAAGTGAGAGCGATCTTGAACCGTATGATGTTTACATAGCTGCGCATAAGCAGTAGGATATCAACACATAAACACTGGAGGATAATATGGAACGCAAAGGTTTCATCGGTGGATCTGACTGCGTAAAAATTATGCAGGGTGAATGGCTTGAGTTATGGCAAGTCAAAACTGGGCGCGTCGAATCAGAAGATCTGTCTGACAACATCGCCGTTCAGCTTGGCGTACACACTGAAGGTTTCAACTTAGGTTGGTTCGAGAAGCAGCGAAACTGTATGTTAAGCGGCCATCAAAAGACAATCTTCAGTGAGATTGGAATTGTCCCAGCCAAAGGTATGATCGATGCAATGTGGCAAGACTCTATCGTAGAAGCCAAGCACACCAATGCCATGAGCAATATGGATACAGTCATTGAGCGGTATATGCCGCAACTTCAACTGTACTGTGAGTTGGCAGAATCGGATGGCGCATATCTATCTGTAATATTTGGTAACAACAGATGGGAGTCGGTCTATGTCAGCCGAGACAAAGAGTATTTCGATTCTATGTGGGCAGTGGTGTCGGACTTCTGGGGTTACGTTCTTCGGGATGAAGAGCCTGTTGGTGTCGATGCGCCTAAGATCAGCCTCGACAAAATCGAGGTGGACAACATGGTCAGAAGGGATGCCAGTACAGACAACGAGTTCATCTCCTACGCCCACGAATACAAACAAAACAAAGCCGCCGCTAAGGCTTTTGAAACAGCCAAGACAAACCTAAAGCAGATGGTCGCTGAGAATGAACGCGAAGTTTACTGCGATCTTCTGACAATCAAACGATCCAAGAGTGGATCATTACTCTTCACAGAGAGGTAACATCATGGACGATAAGAACATGGAGTTGTGGAATGCAGTTTGCAAATCAGATCCAAGGTATCTGAAGCAAGTTTCATTAGGTGCTCGTAAGTTTACAGCCATCGATCCACAGTATCAGGTGATGTCTGCAACAAAACAGTTTGGCCCTGTTGGTGTCAACTGGGGATGGACAGCCAAGACAGAGTTCATCAATTGCTCTAATGGAGACACTGCTGTTGTGTCATACGTCAGTGTTTGGACTGACAATGAACACAATGTCTTTGGCCCATTCGCTGGATGTCGCAAGTTCTTTGACTCGGTTAAAGTTCGAATGAACGAAGATGCGCCAAAGATGTCCATCACTGATGCGTTGACCAAGTGCTTATCCCATCTTGGATTCAATGCTGATGTATTTCTTGGTGAGTATGACGGCAACAAGTACACAGCCGATACAAAATCCAACGATCCCAAAGGGAGTGATTGGTAAGATCTTCATGTCAGCGCAGGACTCTTGCTGGAGTTTTTCGGCAAGGAAGTGAAGTGGAGACCTAGCCCGTCTGCGTCTAGGATCAAATCATATAGGAGCCAAAAGCATGGCAGAGTACGACAACACAGACAAAGGCGCAGCGTTCAAACCATTTGATACGCAGAAGCTTATCTTGCAGGGCAAGATCAATGATGAAGGAACTGAACGGAAGATCGTTCTGATCAAAGACACAACCAAGTCGGGCAAGCAGATCATTGAGATCTTTGAGAAAGCTGGAACTCTTTTTGTGAATGAAAAGAAAGAGTCTGAGAATGCGCCTGATTACACTGGACCCATCAAGAGTTTCGTTAATGATCGCCGCATGGCGGCATGGAAGCGTGTGAAGGATGGAAATCCATACATGACTCTTGCTATTTCTGATGCTCGAACAAAGGAAGAAATTACTCCAGAAAGCAAATCTTCTATTGAAGAAGATGAAGTTCCGTGGTGATATAGGGCATCCTCCCTGTGAAGCTTTGGTCAAGGTTAACGCCTTGACCATTTTTAATTGGAGGCTCTCATGACAGAAGAAGACTATGCAAAGTTGCTTGCGTTAAGCGCAAAACGAACGAACATTGCAATTATTTCTAATCAAAGAGCGATTGAAGGCAAGCCGCCGCTTCAGAGGTTTGTCCTTCCGTTCTGCGAAGTTAGAAAAGAAAACAACCATGACATCAAAGTATTTCTTCAAGAGTTTGCCAACCTTTCTGGGCTGACCATTGATATTTTGATGAGCAGGAATCGAACTGCAATGGTGTCAAACACAAGGAACGTAATGTTCTATGTGATGCACAAGTACCTTAGCTTTAGCACACCACAGATTTCTAAAATCTTTGGAAGAGACGTTAGTACAATTCAATCTGGAAAAGCTAGAGGGCAATACATCGTTGATCAGAATAAGTTTCTTGTTGGTTTAATTGAGGATGCGATTAACAAATCAAGAATAAAGGAAGAGCAATGACCAATGAAATACAACAAGTTGCAGAGGACATCACCCTGCGCGCGACGCTGCTGCGCATCAAGCGCAAAGCTGATGTCATGGCGCTGGACGCGCCGCGCGGAACAATGGCCGCGCAGAACGCCGTCGAATTTCAGCTGCTCGCAGGCATTGCCCTGCGCTGCATTGGCGTCGACAGCGAAGCGCGGCAAGACAACCACAAAGAGAAGCGGCGCAAACACATGGCGGTGATGGACGACAGCCCCAAGATCTGCGTTTTCTGCGATGTCTATATGGTTTCCAACCAGACGCCCCCGAAATGGGCCTGCCCAGACTGCGGGCGCGATGTCCCGATGGCAATAGGAGACACAAGATGAGCATCCCGACTTGGGCGATCATGGCGCTGTCACTGGGCGGCCCGTTTGAAGGCGATCCGCCGCTGCCCGCGCTGATGTTTCCATCCTATGAGGCGTGCAGCGCCAGCATCAACACGCTGCGTGAGGTGTTCGAGGAGCGCGGGCTGGACGTGATTGGCGTCCACTGCAAGGGCACGAGCGCGCCCAGCACTTCGCCCTTTCCAAAGAAGAGGCCAACATGAGAGTAAGTAAACAAAAGATGCCTGCTGGCGCAGCGGCTAGTGACACACCAAGCATGTATGTCATCAGGGATGCGATCAGCGCACCACGCAGAACAGTCAACGTGCCAGTGATGTCAACACACACGCTGGAGTTTCGTACTATGCCCGTCACGCTAGGGCGCGCACCATGGGAGGTGGAAAATGATTGATCAAGAAACAAAAGATAATTTGGCGCTTTTTGGGGGTGTAGCCCTAATCGTTGTATTTATGTTTTCTTCGATGGCTTGGATAGCAAAGCCCAGCACTATGCAACTTTGCATCAAGGCTGGTTATGAGTGGATTGACGAAGACTGCATGAAGGCAGGTGACAAATGATTATCAACGGCTCAGAACTTTTATATCGCGCTCCAATCAGATGCATGATCAACGAGAAGCGCCGCGCACACGGCGTGTCTTGGGGTCTATCTGAAGCGGGGTACGATATTCGTGTAAAGCAATATATTGAGTTTTCAGAAACTGGCGTGTGCATAGACGGAGTTTTTCAAACTGGAAACTTTACAATCGCAAGTGCTATAGAAGAGTTTCAAATGCCGCACAATTTAGTAGGCATTGTTCACGACAAGTCAACTTGGGCGCGACAAGGTTTGTCTGTATTTAATACAGTAATCGAGAATGGCTGGTGCGGTTTTTTAACGCTCGAACTTGTCTATCATGGTAAGAAAACCTTGCACATTCCAGCGGGTGCTGGCATTGCACAGGTGATCTTTCACGAGACATCTAACTTTGCATCATATGATGGCAAATATCAGCATCAACCTGACGAACCAGTAAAAGCAATCATGTCCAAAGCATGATCGCTTGCATCGCTACCAATCTGCATAGGCCGCAAGTTGGGCCAATAAAGCAAGGCCCGTCTTGCGCGCCGCTGGCATATCACTACCCGTCAAAGCTTCAGCATGATCTGCCGCAGCGGGACGCAATCGATCAATCGCGGAGTTGCTTTGCCATGTCACGCAACCGCTTAATACGCTCAGCGTCAGTAGCGCCACCGCCAGTATCCGCATCGTTGATCCGTTCATGTGTATCAATCTCCGATTTGAGTTGTTCATTTTCCAATGACATAGCACTGTCCCTGCGGCCTTTAAGATAGGCAACCACAAAGGCCGCGATTAGTGCGGCCATTGCAGCAAAGAATAGTTTGACGCGCAACATCAGCGGTCACCATCAGCCCACTTGAGAAGGCGCTCACGCATGATCCACAGAGCGGCAAGCATCACCACCCCTGCGAATGCTAATGCCACGATCTGAGCCGTTCCGTTCAGCGAGCCAACAGCAGCAATGCCAGCGCCTGCACCCGATACAATCTGAACAGCAGACGCTTGAACTGTAGTAGATTGAGCAGGATTAGTGCGTTCCTCTGGAGGCTTGCCCTTTGTTTCCCAGTCACATACTGGGTACACAAAGCGATCAAGTTCAAAATGTGGACCGTCTTTGAATTTTTTCCAATCACCACCCCAATCAATGATTACGCCCTCTGCTGCGGCAGCAACCTTTACGGCTGGGCCAAGCTTATTGTATAACGGCCAATCAAAAGCGCCCTTGCCATCAGGACCGATAGGCAGCAAATCAACAGCATGACCTGTCAAATGGCGACTGTTTAGAGTCTGAGATGCGCCACTAGCAACAAGTTGTTTCTGCCGATCAAGTGTACGCAAACCTTCGATTACTATAAAATCTACTGGGCTATCTTGCAGAGCGCGATCAAGCACACGGCGCAGATCAGGATGAATACCCTGCATATTCTTTAGACTGCGCGATCCAAACTTCCGTGTCATTTTCCAACCTTTGCAATTAAGGATTTAATATCGTCGCGTATCTCACTGAGTACAGCGTTTGTTTCGCTGCGAGAACGTTGGGTTGCGTCCATATCCTCACGCCGCTGATTCCACAGTCGCTTGATCTCTTTTGTGTTCTCTGCGCTGCCAGCTTCAAGTCGAACTAGCCAGACAACTACAGCCACGAAACTAACGGCAATCGGCCAATAGGGGAGAAGGTTTTCCATCATCGACGCCTCAGTTTACTGGATATGGAAAGCGAGCCTTGATCTCATTGATCTTAGCTAACCATTCATCTTTAGTTACTTCATCTCGCAGCATCTGCATTGCCATTGGATCAGCCTCGGCAGCATAAGCCTCTTGACGTTTTGCCTCTTGCTCAGCGCGTGTGGGCGGCGATTCAGGCTCTTTGGTTGGCGGAACAAAGTCCGTACCATCAAATAACCAGCCAATCTGTGCGGTGTCGTGCTGTTGCCACCCATCAGGCGCGGCGTCCCGATTGTCATCAGTCGCAAAATTAACAACAATGTTGCCTTGAACCTGAATAAATCTCACGACAATTCCTCCACGATGATTAGACCCGCTCCGCCAGCACCGCCAGCTACGTTATCGGCTACAGCAATAGAAGTTCCGCCACCTCCACCTGCGTTAAACCCAGTTGCGGCTGCACCTGCTGCGCTACCAGAACTACCCACGCCGCCGCCTCTTCCCATCCCTCCATAAACACTAGGCCCACCATTCCCGATTGATCCTGGCTGAACACTAGTAAAGCCATCCGTGCCAGAAGCGCCTGACACATTTAAGTCTCCTCCAGTTGCCGTTCCGCCAGCACCGCCCGCTCCACGGGCACCAGAGCCAGCCACACCAGTTCTGCCAGCGCCGCCACTGCCACCTGTTGCAGATAAAGAAACACCTGTTCCAGAAAATGTAGTAGTTCCACCCGCAGCGCCAGCATTATCACCTGCTGCGCCGCCCGCTCCACCACTTGAGCTTACAGTGTAAGTATAAGATGCAGCTACAGATGAAATAAATTCGTATGCAACGCCACCCGCGCCTCCGCCACCAGCAGCGCCGCCAGTTCCTGCGCCTCCGCCATCAACTCCGCCACCTCCACCTCCACCACCTATGCACGTCACGCAAAGTGCCTTAGTTCCCGCTGTTGGAGTATATGTGGCCGCTGTGCCGCTTGTCAGATAGACCACATTACGTAGCGAATAAAGTTGACCAATACTATTACTGACACCACCAGTTGCCGTAATGGCACCAGAGAAAGTACCCGTAGTTCCAGCAATGGTAGATGTAGTTGTTGCGCCAATAGATGTGTTGTTAATCGAACCGCCAGTAATAGCTACAGAAGAAGCGGCTTGAGTTGCGATACTGCCTAGGCCAAGGTTTGAGCGGGCGTTTGTAGTATTGGTTAAGTCAGAAAGATTATTCGAAGCAATAAGTGCGCCAGACAAAGATACATAAGCAGCGACCCAAGCAGAGCCATTGTAAACCTTCATCACTGCGCTAACGCTATCAAAATACAAGGCTCCAGTAAGAAGCGCATTTCCATCGTTATCAACAGTTGGATCGCTTGTCTTTGCACCAAGATATCTATCATCAAAGCTATCAAAAGAAGCTGCAGCACTTGAAGCAGAAGCTGAGGCTGAAGATGCCGAACTAGAAGCGGCAGATGCTGAACTTGACGCTGCGGAAGCAGAAGCGGCTGCGTTAGTAGCGTTGGTTGGCGATTGCTGAATGACAACAATATTGTCTGCAACAGTTTGAATATCAGCCGCCGTGTTCGCAACAGTATCTACTGCTGATACGCTTGGCCCAGCTTCAACAGCGCCAGTAGTTGCGTTGAATGCTAGGACTTTGCCCTTACGATTTGCAATAGTGGGAAGGATCAGAGATGGTGCAACCTCATAGTCGTTGACCTGAATTGTTCGATCAATCCTATCATCTTGATCAGCAATCATTGCAGTCAGAATATCAAGTTGCTCATTCAAAGCAGCGCGATTGATGTCAGCACCAGCAGAGAAGTCGCTTGTTCGCTCAATATCACTCAATCGAAAGATAACGATAGTGCTTCCACCAGTAGCGCCAGTTACTGTAGTGTTGAAAACCACGTTTCCTGTAGATCCATCACCACCAGTAAGGCTGTAGTGAGTGCCTTCAGATTTCAAAACACCATCGATGTAAACTGTAACATCCGAGTTGTTAAAGAACTCGAATGGAATTGCAAACGTCTGCTGAGTTGCAGCTTGAGCAAGACTGTAGGCAATACGCGGATTGTTGTTTGCAAGATTGATTGTCATGGGCCACCTCTTTTCACACTATTTGCAGCGAGAAGAGGCTGCATCAACGCACAAAACTACTGCCTCATTGCTTGTGCTAGTTCAGAAAC